TGTTTATCTACCTTGTCACCTACTACATTCTCTATGTAACGGCTAATTGTCTCAGGCCAAGATTCTCTGCCTTTGCCATCAATGTATTTAGCGTACCGTGACTTGTGTATAAAGCTTTGGTAATCTGTTGGTAAGTAGTTATTCATGTTTCTTCACCTCTATCTTTCTAATTACTGCACCATCAATATCATAAATAATATCCTGGAATAACTCAGTAACTGCCTCCTCGTGCATCTCTGCTACTATTGGTAGTATGCGCTCTTCCTCGTCTATTTCTATTGTTAGTTTAATATTAAACTTCATCTTTTATCGCCACTGCCTTTAATGGTTCCTCTTTCCATACGACTGTGAAGCTTGTCTAAGTTACACCTAGCTATATATCCCATGTCAAAGTTTAGGTCACGACACAAAGCTGCAATGTACCACAGGCAATCACCCACCTCTGCAGCTACATCCTCTCTGTTAAACTTTCCATCCCTTAACATCTTCTTTACTTTGTTGGCTACTTCACCTGCTTCACCTGCGAGTCCCAACGCAGGGTAAACTATCTTGTGTTCATCAGGATATATAGCAGTCTTACGTGCCTCTATCTGATAATCACCGAATGTCATTTCATACATATCTTTCCAAGCATTTATGTCATCTGCTGTTATCATTTGTGCATCTCCATCCAACGTCTTTCTAGTCTGTCAAGATACCACTTTGCTTTTCTTATATCTTCTAATCCATTCTTGTACTCATGCCGCCACATATACTTCAACACATTAGCAGCGTGTGGTGCTGTAGCTCCTGACATATTCTCTGTCATTGCTTCTATAGCTTCAATACATTCTATGCCACTGTGATTGTAATGCACTGGATTATTTATTTGATCATGGTCTAGTGTTGTATCACCAGTTAGTGTAATAGTTGTTTCCATTATGCGTTTCCCTTCGTTTTTGTCCACTTGTTAAGTCTATATACATTTCCCTCTTTTGTTACAACAGGTTTCTCTTCTTCTTCATCCATAGCTATTAGATAATCTCTATGTTCTTTTACTTGAGCATATAGGTATGGTTGCTCGTGTGCCAAATCTAAAAAAGCTGACATCATAGTAGCTACATCAACAATGCCATTAATTATAGGCTCAGGTAAATTGTGTTCAGGAGATATAGCTATTGATACATTTGTTTCACCCTCCCATTTATTAGTGTCTTTATAATTTACTGGACTTATAACTATTGCTATCTCGTCATCGTCTAAGTCATGTCCCATCAGTCTTTCCTTTTTGTTTTTAATTCTATTCTCTTAACTGTAATCTCTTTACCTTTTTCTTTTAACCACTCTTCAGGTATGACACGATGCGCCCATTGAAACTTGTACTTGTCACACCAATTGCAATACCTAGACTTAGCACCCTTGTATAACTTTGAGTTTGCATTACTAAATATAAATCGTATGTCTAACTCAGGGTGTTGTCTTTGTATCTCACGATGCTTACGTCTGTCTGCGCTATCAAAGATACCTTTAGTTTCTATGATAATACCATTGTCCAATACAAAGTCTGGTGTGTAGGTGCGATAACGTAGGTCTTCCCACTCTACCTTCAATACTTCATATCTAACTTTCTTTTGTTTCTTACGTAAGTACGCAGCAACTTCTTTTTCTAAGCCACTGCGATACCTAGCTTTGTTATGCCGCATACTCAGGACTCAATAGAACATAGTCTACTATAGGTGGGTTCTGAGCCTTAGACATTACAGCAGCACGTGTTTGTATATTAGACCAACACTTATGTTTAAATGAACAGAAGCTACATTCAGACCCAAGCTTTAGGTTGCCTGTGAGTTTACGGAAGTGTGTCTCAGGTACAGCTTCAAAGCAACGCTCAAAAGGTTTGTCTTCATTGATATACTCTACTGTGTCTTCGATGCTTTCCATTACTGCACCTTTGTCTACATCGTTTGCATCAACATATTTAAACTCACCATTAGCTTTGTTGACTACCCACCAACCACCAACATCTAAACCTGCAGCTTCAGCGTAACCTACTAGTTGAGATACGTATCCAAAGCTGTCACTCTTAGCTAAAGTTTCTAAGCTGTTAAACTTATTTTTGTATGACCAAGGTGAGGCTGATTTAACATCATCTACCTTACCATCAAGCACCATGTCGTACTCGCCCTTTACTTCTGTGCCATCCTTTAGTTTAAGAGTTACATTATCATTATCTTTGAAGTCTACTTCAGCAGCACGAAGAAGACCCTTGAACACTGCTTCCACAATGTCACCTATAATCATGTTGATCAAGAAGTGTGGTGGGAGTGGTGTCTTATCTTCTGGGTCATTCTTCTCAAACCATAGCTGACAAGTAGGACGCCCAATGTTGGACATCCTTAGTCTAAACTCATCACGAGGCTTGCCACCGAACTGCTTCTCCAGTGCAGCTTCAACATCAGAAGCAACTTGCTTACGTATGTCTTCAGCCATATCTGTTTCACCCTTGATAGCTTTACCAAGGTACTCAAAGACAGCTAGTTCAGCAGGGTGGTTCATTATTCTTCTGCCTCTTCTACGTTAACAAACTCTGCTACTATTGCAGCGTCATCATCAGAGATATTCTTTTGATTTTTTTCACTCCACTGCTGTAGAATGTAAGAGTTTTGAGTAGTGATGTACTCCAAGAAGTTGTGTAGTGTTTGTTGATCTTCTTGTTTTAAATCAATCTTATCGCCTGATTCTAAAGTCATAACAGCAAAAGTATTACCTGTATTAGAGTCCATTAATTCTGCACCTAATGTAATCATACACTGAATAGGTAATATGTTTTTACGTGACAGTGCATTCACTGCTGCATCCAAAGACTTAATGCTTGAAGGTGGTACTTCAAAGTAAAAAGGCATATCAGTAATAGGTTCAACTGGATTACCTGCTTCGTCAGTAACACCTGCTGCACTCAACTCACCAAAGAGAATCTTCTTACGCTTAATGCTACGTATGAGATCTTTTGTTTTATCTGGTAAGCTGTCCCAATCTTCGATGTAACCTGACGGTCTACCTAGATTGAATGTACCCATGTTATCTTTGAGGTCACCTTTAAGATCGTTAGACATGATAGTTTTCATCATTATCTCATCTTTAGCATCCCACTTAGACCACTGCTGTCTGATTGCAAAGATACGTACAACAGGTTTAGATGCGTAAACAACATCGTCCTCACCTCTTGTAATCTTGAATGATCCTGATGGTATGACCTCAGTTCTGATAGACTTACCATTAACATCAATCTCACCCATGATACCTGTGTGCATGAGGTTTACTCTAGGTAAAGCAGGTGTCTTTCTTTCACCATCACCACTGTTAGGATTTACACCCACTGCTTCTGCAAGTGACATACCTAAATCATTTTGTATAGCTAATTCTGTATTCATTTTACTTACTTCCTTTCAAAGTTAAAGATGTTTAGTTATACTCTATACGTCCACTGTGTCAAGCCAATTGTTTCCTATTTTAGCTTCTAATAACAATGGAACATTCATTTCTATATCGTATGCGTCTTTTATGACACAGTTTAAATTTGCGTTGATGATCTCCACAATAGTCAATACTTTTTTTACTTCATCAGGGTGAACATCTATCACCATAGAATCGTGTACTGTGTTAACTAAGCAAGACTGTAGTGGCTCAAGCATCTTCTCAAACTCTAGTAGAACAACAGGCACAATGTCACCTGTAGCAAAGCCTTGCACTGGATAGTTCTTTATCATGGTGAAGTGTGTTACACTACCGCTTTCTCTGCGAGACACATCAGGGAATGCATACTGTCTACCACTTACGTTAGTTATCTTGAGAAACCTGACAGCTTCATCACCTAACTTCTTGTGCCACTTAGCTACACCCTTATACTTCTTTGTAAAGTGTTCGTAGTATGCAGCCACAGCCTTTGGTCTACCATATCCTGTAGCACCAAAGAGAGGGGCAAAGGTATGCTCTTTTGCTGCCTGACGCTCTGTAGGTTGCCCTGCATCACTGATAACCTTTGCTGTGTAGGAGTGTACATCAAATCCTGTTTCAATCTCCTGCATAGCTGTGCTGTCCTGTGACAGGAATGCAGCAACTCTAAACTCCAATTGTGCAAAGTCACACTCCATAATCTGTCCACCTTCCCATCGTGATACAAACACACGCTTCACTGGGAATGTACCTCCTCTTGGCATGTTTTGCATGTTGGGATTGCGTCCAGAAAATCTACCTGTACTGGTGACACTTTGGGTAAGGTTAACGTGTAGGAATCCATTTGGCTTGGTGAATATATCGATACCATCCACGAAGCTACTAAGGTAACTGCTGATAGCAGAGAGACGCTTAAGGTCAGAAAGAAAACTAACAGCAGACTCCATGCCGTTGCTTGTAGCGGTAGCCATAAGCATTTCAAGATTGCTCTTACTAGTACTAAAACCATTTGCGCTTACCCATTTCTTGCTTGGTGGATTAAACATAAGTCCTGCAGTTTCTTTTGTTTCTGACAGCCTGTAACCTTTTGCATCACAGTCTTTGCATTTGTTTGGTATCTTATAAAACGTACCATCTTTTCTTTTCTTATATTTTTTACCTGCACCGTCACAGATAGAGCAAGTAGAAGCCTTAGTTTTTTTAAGCACCCTAGTGTTAGACGATACTATTTTATGAAACTTATCTTTGCATTTGGAATGTGCTACAGCTTTGTAATCTCCACTATCGTCATAGTCAAACACCTTTACCCATTCAGCTTTATTTAAGGGCTTCCTACTAAATATAACTTGAGATACTTGCTCAGGACTATTTAGATTTATAGGTGTGTCACCCATGAGTTCACGAGTCTTGCGCTGCAGTCTATCTTCTATCTCTGCTTTCTCTTGTTCAAACTCATGCCTCACTTTTTGAAGGGTGGTTCTATCCACACGGATTCCTGACATATACATTCGGGTGAGGGCTTTACATGTGCGGAAGGTAATGTCTCTAACTCTATGTAAGGACTCTGCTTCTGGCTTGGCGTAGTCTTGTTCCAAGGCAAGGAACAACTCACGAGTAATGTTGAGGTCACTCCTAAGATAAAAAAGAAGCTCTTGTAAAGGTATCTCATTGGTGTTGTATCCTTTCTTGTAATACTCTTTGAGAGTGTCTTGCTTCTGGTAGTTTAGATTTCTACGCTCTGCACAAGCTTCTAAACTTATAGCGTCTTTCTGTCCACGTAACAACAGATACTCTGCTAACATCGTATCGTAGATGTCACCGTCATACTTGAAGCCTGATTCCCACAGCCACATCAAGTCATGCTGTGCATTGTGCATGATCAA